TGGCTCGTCCCACACTTCCGATGGCTCAACCCAGGAGGAACCGTTGGCTGCCGAGACTACCTCCACTCCACCGACATCGAACCCAACGCCACCTTCATCTGTCGAAACAACGCTCCTCTTTTCGCTTTGGCTTTTAAGCTCATTGCAAATGGACGTTCTATTAACCTTGTCGGCACTGAGATCGGGCCCCGAATCGTGGGGACCCTTAAAAAGCTCTCCAAGGATAATCCTAGCCGAGCCGGAGTTTTGGGACTAATCGACGAATGGCTCCAAGCCAAACTCGCCAAGGGGTCTAAGACCGCAGCGGATCAAGCCGAATGCATGCGCATTATCGCCTCGCACGGCTCCGATCTTAATCAATCTGTTGCCTACGCCGAACATCTGTTCAAACAACGAGGGACAATCCAACTGATGACAATCCACAAATCCAAAGGCCTTGAGTTTCCACTCGTCTACCATCTCGATCCGCATATCCTTGGCAGGGGAGGACAGGATGACAATCTTAAATACGTTTGCCAAACGCGGTCGTCAAACGAATACTTTGAGGTCGATAGCGCTACAATCCAGTGGGAAGTGTAGCTCTTGTGGTGGATGCTCAGCCATCATCTCCACGAGACAGAACAAGAATGGCTCAATCGATCGCAGGCGCAGGTGTATTGAGTGCGGCGCACAGTGGTCTACAAGCGAAATGAGGCAGAAATGACCCGCGAAGAAATCTTAGACTATCAAGCTAAAACGAAGGCTTTCTATGAAACCGAACTAGGTAAAGTCTTTCGTAATTATGAAACTGATTTGATTAACTACTGGAGACATGACGGCGACGAACGAATATCCGATCGCCGTTTAAGAGAGCTAGATGATAAGTCCAGAACATCACGTAAGGTCTTCTGGGACATGCTACAAAGCTTGGTGAAGTGAAATGACCATCAGCAAATCCCGTGTCGCCTACCGCGACGTCTACGACAACTTCGACAAGGCTCTAGCGGACCCCAAGGGCATTCGCCTGCCTTTCAACACCTACAACGAGGCCAAGAGCTACCAATTCCGCATGAACACCGCACGAGCACTCGACAGGAAGGAGAACGAGAAAATCTACCCCAAAGGCGATCCAATGCACGGCCAGTCGCAGTATGACACCTTGCAGATTAGGATCGTGGGGCCCATTGAGGACCTTGAGTCGCCAACAGGCCAAACCGCGTTTGTGTATGTCGAACCGAGAGACAAAGGCGTGCCTGAGCCGGAGATGTTGAGTGAGATTGAGGACGAAGAGAATGGCCAAACCATCCAGTGAAGCCTACCGCCCTCTATTTGAACGGGCCCAAGCCGCTGAGAATGGGATTTATGTCAAAACCAACGATCCCAAAGCCCTGCGCCAGGAAATCCTGGCAGCGCGGAGGGAGCTTAAGGTCTTCGACAACGTCATGACCTTCCTACCAGAAGGTCGGCAGGAAGTTTGGTTGATTATGGAAAGCGTGGAGATGCCAGATATTTAAAACGGGGGAAGAAAGTGGGGAGACAAAATCTTAACGTCGTGCGGGCCTACATAAACATTGAGGAGAAGGACAAGGAACTGCTAGAGAAGACCTACGGGTGGGGATGGAGCGCGTCAGTGCGGGATTTGATCCACACCCACTGCAATCGGCTCCGAGATCGAGCGAGATGGAAAGAGGAGGAAGCTAATGGCCAGTGACCAAAATGACATCGACCTTCTAATGAGCCTCGATCCGCTCCAGCTCACAAAGATGGACCTCGATGCCATCATCGCCTACCACCGCAACCAGCGCGCCTTGCGCGAAAGCGGCGCTCGTGGCGCTAAGCCAAAGAAAGACCAAGGCCCAAGTGTTGCGTTGGATTTGGAGAAATTGGGCCTGAAGCCGGCAACACCCAAAATTAATAGGCGTGGCTTATGACAGCCCTCAGCCCGTTCCTTGAAGGCACCTTTATTCAATACGCATGGGACAGCACCTGCCTCGGCCTCCTAAAAACCTGCCCTAGGCTCTACTACTACACCATCATCTGTGGCTGGTCGCCAAAGGACGAATCCATACATCTCCGTTTCGGCATCGAATATCACAAAGCCTTGGAGGAATATGACGATGCAAGATTTGGCGGGCGAGGACATGAAGAGGCCGTTAGAGTTTCTATCCGCAACCTTCTTGTGCGGATTAGCGACTGGAATCCTGACCTTAGCTCTCGTGCTGGTCAGTACAAAAACCCCAGAACCCTTGTGCAGCTCGTCATTGACTACCTCGACAGGTACAAAGACGATCCCGCCAAGACGGTGAAGAGAGAGGATGGCAGTCCGGCGACGGAGGTGAGTTTTAGGTTTGAGTTGGATTGGGGGCCACAGTGCGTTAGCAAAGTAGATGGTGGAACGCGCTACCTCCTCTGTGGCCATCTCGACCGCATTGTCGATTTCAACGACCAAACTCTGGTGATGGACCGCAAGACTACCACCACAACCCCAGGCCCATACTACATGGACCAATGGTCGCCGAACAATCAGATGTCCCTTTACACCATCGCCGGGCAGGTGGTCCTCAACACTGTGATCAAAGGAGTGGTGATCGATGCGGCGCAGGTACTGCTTGAGAAACCGAATAATTATGTCCGCGGGTTTACCTATCGCACCCCTGCGCAATCAGAGGAATGGCTCACTGATCTTAGGTATTGGCTGTGGCAGGCTGAACAGTACGCTACAATTGGTTATTGGCCACAGAATGACACGGCTTGCGGAATGTACGGAGGGTGTCGCTTTAGAGGTGTGTGCTCCAGAGACCCGTCAGTTAGAGAAAGATTTCTGGAGGCCGATTTCGTAAAGCTAGACCCAGAAAGCCGCTGGAACCCCTTGAAAGTAAGGTGAAAATGAAACCATCAATAGAATTGATTCAGAACTGGTTTGGATACGATCCAGAATTAGGTGTGCTAACTAGAAAACTTAAATCTAGAAGCGACCTATCTGATATCGTATATCCAAAAGACAAACGTGTATATCTACTTGGAACTAGATATCCATACACCCATATAATTTGGGTTGTAGTCTATGGCAAATGGCCGGCTTGTCTAATCGATCACAAAGACCATGATCAAATGAATAATCGATTAGATAATCTGCGGGAAGCTACAGAAAGTCAGAACCAACATAACAAACGGATGTTCAATTCGTGCAAAGGAGTTAGCTTCGATAAATCAACCAATAGGGCCAAGCCATTCGTTGCCAGAATTATGTTTGAGCGCAAAAGCATCTTCCTCGGCACGTTCGCCAGTTGGGAAGAAGCCGCACAAGCCTACCGCGAAGCAGCTCTCAAATACCACGGGGAGTTTGCCTGTGTTGAATGACAAACCCTACCGCGCAATCGTCGAACTGCTCAAAGGACGAGTCGTCGCCAAGGATGCCCTTGGGTTTAAAATCGCCATTGGAGGATCGACGACGATCACGGTGACGCCGAGGAATATGGCCCTTCTCGATATCAGGGACGGAGACATTCTCACAATTTACACGGAAGTTTTGTTAGCAAAGCCGAAAGGAGAAGGATAATGTCAGGCAGAGTTGGAGACACCTTCGTAATAGCAGCCGAAGAACCTGCAAAGTGCGAAGATTGTGGCAAGGTTAAAGAACTCCGTCCTTATGGGAAGAATGGCGCCAATGTATGTTTTGAATGCGCAATGAAAGACGAAGAAAATGCTAAGGCTATGTTTATTAAGCACATAAACGGAGATAGCTGATGCCAAGCCTAGCCAACCATCAGTCTAATCAATTCACCAAACTCCTCATCGAAGGAGACTCCGGTTCCGGTAAGACCGGCGCGTTGGCCTCGCTTGTATGTGCCGGCTACAAGCTTCGCATTTTGGACCTCGACAATGGCCTCGACGCCCTCAAAGCCTACGTTGAACGTGAGTGTCCCGCGGCTCTCGCCGAGGTCGAATACCGCACGCTACGAGACGAGTATAAATCTGGCCCCGAGGGCCCTGTCATCTCAGGTTCCCCCAAAGCATTTACTACGGCTGTTAAACTTATTGACCGTTGGAAATACACTTACGAAGGGGGTGAGGTTGACCTTGGTCCACCGAAGGATTGGGGCCCTGAGTGTATTCTCGTGGTCGATTCCCTCACATTTCTTTCGGACGCCGCGTGGGCGTTTAGAGAGCCTCTGGCCGTACGTGGTAAGGACGGCAAGTATGATGCACGAGCCGTGTATAAGGACGCACAAGATGCAATTGAGAGTGTCTTGGCCTTCATCACAGGGGAGAGTTTTCGAACAAACGTTATCGTCATTAGCCATATCAGATATATCGAGCGGGAAGATGGGACTACGAAAGGATACCCAACCTCCATTGGTTCCGCACTTGGCCCGATCATCCCAAGATATTTCAACAGCGTTGCGCTGTGTGAGAACAAGGGAGCGAAACGGTCGATTAGGACAGCGGCAACCGCCCTCATCGACCTAAAGAATCCAAAGCCTTTCGACATGGCCCCGAGCTATCCTATTGAAACGGGGCTCAAAGAGTTCTTCGGAGTGCTAAGGCCGGCTCCGACGAAGTCACTGCAAGTTCCTGCTGAGATGCAGAAACCGCAGGTGATGAAACCAGCGGCCTTGACGTTAAAGAGGAAGGTATAATGCCAGATCGTGAACTTACTTACGGTGAACGAGCCGTTGGGCTTACTTTTAATCCGTCCAACAATGGCGATGTGGAAAAGCTCAAGCAGCTTTACGCTGAGATCATCGATCATATGGATGATTTCCGCAAGGGCTACACCGCTCGTGGCGACAACCCTGAAATGGTGCGGCTCTGTTTCATCGCCATCACTGAGGCCCAAACCGCACAGATGTGGGCGGTCAAAGCGGTGACGTGGCGTGGTTGATGCAACCCTCCGCATCAAGAACCTATCCATCGCACTTGAGACACTATCTCACTTCGTTGGCAAAGGACCCGATATCCTACGCGAAGGCGTCGCGATCTGTCTCAGGAAGGAAATCAAAGCGTACCAAGAGGAGCAAGACGAGAAACAGCAGACAACTAGACCTATTCCACCCGACCTTGAAGACCATCCACCGTTCTAACACAAATCCACAGGTAAACAGCAAAATGGCAAATCAACTCTCAGACATCCTCGACAAACCCGCAACCGAAATCGATCGTCCCAAGCCCCTTCCTTCTGGCCACTACCTCTGGCTCACCGTTGGGCTTCCTCGCTACGACAAGTCCAAGGAGAAGCAAACCCCGTTCTATGAGTTCACGCTCAAGTGTCTCCAGGCCCTCGACGACGTGGATGAGGAGGCCCTTCAGGAATGGTCCACGAAGGCCGATGGCACGGTGAAGAACCTCAACGACTTCACCACCAAGCACACCTTCTATATCACTGAGGATTCGGTGTATCGGTTGCAGGACTTTCTTGAGCATCTGGGTATTGATCGGGAAGGGAAGTCCATCCGCCAGTGCATTGATGAAACGCCGAATTGTCAGGTGGTGGGCTCGATTGTCCACAAGGCCTCGCCTGACGGAACGTCGGTGTATGCCAATATCGGCAAGACCGCACCGGTTGGGGAGGAGGAGTGATGGACACCCAAACTCCAGGCACTGCAGCCTTTGACGGCTACACCGTTCAAGACCTGATCAACATCCACGCTTATCTTGACGGGATGGTGAATCAGGGACGAGACGGATTGACCGCCGCTCGTGATCACGTCGAAAGCGTGCTTGCGCGGATGGTTTTGGATATCGAAGACTAAGCCTATGCTTTGGAGGGGCGCAAATGCCCCTCCAATCTTTTCAAAACGGAGACCGCATGAACACCAATATCAAAAAGCCATTCAACATCAACCGTCTTCTGGAGACAACCTCGTTAGATGAAACGCCACTCAAAACGACACATGACGCCATTGGAACGGGGACTCGCCCATTCGGCGCACCGGGAGGGGATGTCGATCAACAAAATCGCCACAGCGCTGGGTCGCTGTCCGAGGAATATAAGCAGGCTGGTCAAGAGAAAGTCGTATACGACGCCGTTCAACGGCCGAGGCACTACAATGTCCACCCAAGTGGGGTTGAGTGTATCGAAGTTACAAGGTGGATGAACTTCAATCTTGGGAATTGTTTCAAATACATCTGGCGAGCGGATGAGAAGGGGGCCACGATTGAGGACCTTGAAAAGGCTCAGTGGTACCTTGCAGATGAGATTGATCGGCTGAAGAAGCTTAGGGGGAATTGATGAGAGTCACACTCTGCGGATCGACGCGTTTTGAGCCATTCTTTCACGAATGGAATCACAAACTAGCTGTCGCTGGACACACAGTTTATAGCCTTAGCCTATTCGGCCGTGAAGAAAAAGATGTGGGTAAGGAAGGTAACAAGACCGTTACTGAGGCTGAGAAGATTACGCTAGACCTTGTACATCTAGACAAGATTCTCAATTCAGACGCCATAGTTGTGATTAACGTAGGCGATTATGTCGGCTTCTCGACTTCTAGAGAAATCCAATGGGCAAGGATGAAGGGTAAGGCAGTATTCTGGGCCTACACAACTAGCAAATATGCACACGAAGATATGCAAGTGGAAGATTTGCTCTCGTGACCCCCATCCTCATCCTTGGCGAAGCCCAAGGCGCCGAAGAACATCGTATCGGCGCCCCATTCGTCGGCCCCTCTGGCATCGAACTCCTCAACCAACTCAACGACTCCAAGGTCCTCAGCCTAACCGCTGAGGACAAAGATTTAATCCGCAGATATTGGGACACACGAGATGCACACTTACTTGACGCAATTTGGCGACTCCACGGAGATGAAATCCACCGAACCAACGTCCTCAATCTTCATCCTCCCGGAAACCGCCTTGAGGCACTTTGCGGATCACGGGCCGAAGGCATCCGCGGATACCCAGCCCTTGTTAAATCAGGCTATCTGCTCGCAGATTATGCGGGAGAACTTGAGCGGCTTGGGGAGGAAATCCTGGATCACGATCCTAATCTTATCATTGCTCTTGGCAACACTGCTCTATGGGCGCTGTGCGGACGCACAGGCGTGGCGAAACTTCGCGGAACAACTCTCCTATCTACGCACACAGTTGGCGATTATAAAATTCTCCCAACCTATCATCCCGCCGCGGTCTTGCGACAATGGGAACTGCGTCCAACAACCATTATGGATTTGATCAAAGCCAAACGAGAGAGCGAATATGCCGAAATCCGCCGACCGAACTGTTCCATCTGGATCGAGCCAGCCATCACCGATATCATCACCTTTCGCGACTGGTACATTAGAGGCTGCGATCTACTCTCTGTTGATATTGAAACAAGTGGCACCAGAATTACATGCATTGGCTTCGCTCCCAGAGCAGACCTTGCACTCGTTATACCATTTGATGACGCGAGAGCAGCAAAAGGATGCTATTGGCAATCTCCGCAGCTTGAACGACAGTGTTGGGAGATTGTACGTGGAGTTCTTGAGGATGCGACAACGCCAAAGTTATTCCAGAACGGAATCTATGACATCGGATTCCTCGCCAGGAGCTACGGAATCTTAGTCCGTGGAGCCAAGGAGGATACAATGCTTGCGCACCATGCCCGGCAACCGGAGAGTCCGAAGGCGCTGGGGTATCTTGCGAGTATCTACACAGATCATGGGGAATGGAAATCGATGCGGAAGAAACATGAAACGGTGAAACGAGATGAATAAATCACTCAAACTATGGTTAACAATCTTTTGGGGATCAATGATAGCTATTGTCTGGGCGCTCACGGCTGTAGGATTGTTAGTTACAGCTAGTACGATTTGGCAAGCTGGTATGGCTATGTTATTGATATGTTCATTCATAGCTACTGCCACCATTGTAGCAATGAAAATTCTTCGATGAAAATCATCTCCACCAACTCCATCGACCCAAAAACCCTCTCCCCATTCGAATCCGATATGGTCTATAACGGACTCGATTGTTGCGTCACCAGAGAGGTATGGGACCAAATCCGCTTCAGCCCCAACGAACAAACCATGGAGGAAGCGAAGACCTACGAGTTTAGCAAGGCCCTTCAAGGCCCCGTTCTTGAAATGAACGCACGAGGGGTCCTCATCGACAAAGGCCGAGTGGCTGAGGTACTTGAGGAATACTTCGACGCACTCGACCGTCTTGAGCGCCAACTTGAGCGGATTGTGTTCGAGGGTGTGGGGATGCCGGTGTTTAACTGGCGCTCCAATGATCACCTCAAGGAGCTGTTCTACAAACGTCTGCAAATCCCGGAGATTAGGAAACATGGCCGACCTACTGTTGATAGAAATGCACTCGAAAAGATGGAAGCATACACGCTCGCTAAGCCTATCATATCTCATATGTCTGCTATGCGTGAAATTGCTAAGAAAATTGGAGTCCTCAAAACCGATATTGATAGTGACGGACGAATGCGGACTTCCTATAATATCGCAGGAACTGACACCGGAAGATTTAGCTCCTCTTATTCAGAATATGGTACGGGAGGGAACCTTCAAAACATCGAAGAATCCCTCCGATCTGTGTTTATTGCTGATCCCGGATGCAAATTCGCCAAGTTCGACGCAAAGTCCGGCGAATCGTACGTCGTCGGCGCAATAGAATGGAACCTATTCAATGACCCAACCTACCTCGATGCGGTCGACTCTGGAGATGTCCATACTTCAGTTGCTCGAATCTGTTGGCCAGAGCTGCCATGGACAGGTGATTTCCGAGCGGATAAGGATGTTGCGGAATCTCCCTTCTATCGCCATTACACTTACCGTTTCATGTGCAAAAAGCTCGGGCATGGATCGAACTATGGAGGTAAACCTGAGACTCTCAGCACCCAGTCAAAGCTCCCCATTAATATCGTCAGAAGTTTTCAACCTAAGTATTTTGGAGCCTTCCCTGCACACGAGCGATGGCAAGCTTGGGTTCAAGGGCAAATTTGGGCCCGAGGACATCTAATCTCCTTGATGGGCCGCAAGCGTTGGTTCATGGGGAGGCGGAATGATCCGGATGTGATCCGCGCAGCGATTGCCTTCGATCCGCAAGGAAGCTTGGCGGATATTGTAAACACAGGAATGCTTAACACATGGCGCAAACGGCCAGCTATTTTGATGATGCAAGATCATGACGCAACAACTTGGATGTATCCGGAAGAAATGGAAGACGAAGTCGTCCCCAAACTCCAGCAGATGTTGGCCCTGGAAGTTCCGCTAAAGAACGGCAGGTCTTTGCGGATTCCGTATGATTGCCAAGTAGGTTGGAATAGGGGGAAATACGATGCACGGAAAAATCCGAACGGGCTCATCGACTACAAAGGGACGGACAAACGATGCAGGGAAGCGGAAGCTGGAATCTTGGATCGAAAGTTTCATGGAGCAAACAAGCGGGTTGGATAGCCCGGCGATATTTAGGAAGTGGGCGGCCATTAGCACATTGGCCGCTGTTGTGGAACAGAAGGTTTGGTTGACGACAAGTCGGCCGCTGTTTCCGAATATTTACACACTGATCCTTGGGCATCCCGGTGTCGGAAAGACCCGGACAATTAGAGAGGCACGAAGTTATGTTGTGGACTTACCTGATTTTCATCTCGCTCCTGTGTCTCTCAGCTTCGCGTCTTTGGTGGATAGTTTGGTTGAAGCTAAACGACTATTGGTGCGACTCCCTGATCCACCTCTTGAGTATAATAGTATGTATATATGCGCTGACGAACTCGGAACATTTGTGCACAAGTATGACGATGAAATGATCGCCGGCCTCTCTGCCTTCTACGACCCAGACACCTACACTCGCGAACGCCGAGTCAATCGAGGGGAGACGATTAAAATCAAATCCCCACAGATCAACCTTCTCGCGGGATCGACCCCATCCAATCTGCTCAAGTTCATCCCTGAAGGCGCTTGGGACCAAGGGTTCATGTCACGGATGATTATGATCTTCTCAGATGAAAGGATTGTTGGAGATGACTTTGCGCCGCGCGTTTCTAATCACTCTGCTAATCTTGAGCACGATATACGAATCATCAACTCCCTTAGTGGAGACTTCGAAGTCACAGAGAGCTATCGCAAAGCAGTTGGAGACTGGCGAGCCCTTGGTGAAATCCCGGTCCCAAACCATCCTAAGCTCGTCCACTATGTTACGCGTAGACGGGCACACCTTTACAAACTATCAATGCTTGCCGCAATCGACAGAAGCAACGTCCTCCGACTCACCAAAGACGACTTCAACCGAGCAATGGGTTGGCTTCTAGAAGCCGAAGCCGCAATGCCGGAGATATTCAAAGCCGGAGCCTCATCCGCTGATGGTCAGGCCTTGGATGAAATCGTCTTCTTCATCCGCAACGCAGATAGCGGAGCAGGTGTAGCCAAACATCGAATTGTGAACTTCGCCAAAGAACGAATCCCCTTACATTCCGTCCTTCGAGTCATCGACATCCTCGAAGGCAGCGGAAAGATTAAGGGGATTGGGCTTGATCGAAAAACCAACCAGCCAGTGTATAAAGTGATCGACGACGACTAATCCTCCCCAACCGGCCGTTCGGTAATAAATCCTCTTCCGCGGCGCAAGTCGCGGACTTCGCGTTCGAGATTATCAAGGCGATTAGTTTGCACAGCCAAAGTAACCAATGCCTGCGCAAAGCCTCTGATCTGCACTTCCATCTCCTTTATCTCTTCCTTCATATCCTTCACCGCTTGACGCAAAACACCTAACGCAATGAACCCGCCGGCGACAATTGAGCCGACTTCGACTATGGTGCCGAGGCTGATTGAATAATCGATTGCGATTCCCATCTTCCACTCCAAGGAAAGTTGGGGGCCGAAGCCCCCAAGAAGTTAACCGTGCAACGTAGGAGCGTTGGGAAGCCCAGGCGTTACATGCTTGATTAAATCCGCAACGGCCTGGATCATATTCCCTCCATTGCCCTGAGCGAGTGCTTCAAGAGCCTTCTCAATCGCAGGCGCTGCGGCTAGGATAAACGGCTGAGCCACTGCGACTTCAGGGACGAAAATCCCCACCGTGCCAACAATGGTCGGCTCAATCTCCATTACCTTTTCCAAGACCTTTTCGGCCTCAGCTGCGCCAGCTTCAATTGACCCCAAGTCGACATTCATTCCACTCTCCTAAAGAGGACTGTTAAACCACGATACTTCAGCCTCACGCCGAGCGGTTAGCCCAGCGTCGACCTTGCCCCCAGCGTGGTTGTACTGGAGCAAATGAGATTTGGCCTCGTCATAGTTCTTGTTCACAATCTCCGACCCAAGCCCAGCGTGAGACCAGCCAAAGCCTGCGTTGTAGGTTAAGTCGATGAGGGCTTGCTGCACGCCACGAGGGGCATCTCCTGCGATGTGCTTGACCTGATCCGCAGCGTCATTGAGTTCGGTGATCATCCGCGCATAAGCCTCAGGCTCAGTGATGACTTCCGTCTGCGACTTGGCTTTGGTGCCGTAGCCGATGGACCATTGGTGAAAGTCACCATAGGCTTTGGCTGAAAACCCTTCCTCCTTTTTCACAAAGGCAATGAACTTATCATCAATAAGTGGGTCGAGAGTCGGAGCAGCTGGCGGAGTGGACACCTTCTGCTCCGTTCCCCCAACAACCGGTGGTGGATGTGGTGCCACCGGCGGTTGACTCAACGTTCCTGTCAGTGCGGTCTTGGTTGTGTCATGGGCGTTGGACAGGGCCTTCCACATAAGCACCATCCAACCCACTTGGGTTAGGACGTAGACTACAGGCCAAACGTATTCTGTCATTTTTCCACTCTCTCCTTCGGTGTGCCCCGCACAAAGCCCCGATACCAGTCGCCCAAACTGCGTGGATGAGCTTGGCCGTTGTAGAGATCGATGCCGAAACGGAGGCTGTTGTCCACTGTGCGTGGAGCCATACCGGTTGTGTGACCAAAGGCGGTTAGGGTGTCAGAGACGGTTTTGCCCGCACGGCCTTTGGAGAATGCATCGTGGCGGAACGGAGCGGTGAAGCCTCGGGTCATTTCACGTACGGCGGAGTCAAGGATGCCAACGTTGGGATCGTGGCCACTTTCAATTGAGCGCACCACATCACGGACGTAGAGGACAGTGGATGAAAGGCCCATGAATGAGGCGGCTAGGAGATGCTGACCTAGACCTCGACGGTCATCTGTGGTTAGGCCCGTGACTGCTTCCTCAATGGCCGTAGGAATGACCCAATAGGTCATGAAGTTGGTGAAGGCCGATCCACTGGCTTTCATAGCCGAGTTGAACTCGCCTTCCTTCATGAACTTGTAAGCGTCGTTCACATCATGTGCGAACTCGATCCTCCGCTGCATTGTGGTGCCAAAGAAGCCGTAGAGCGAAGTGTAGAACCGACCCATGGCGCCACCGGCACGGACTGCGCTGGGGAGATTAGGCGCAGCTATTGATCCATGGGCTTGTCGAACCATCGAGTCTGCGTAGTCTCTGGCATCGCCAATTGAGAGGCCTTGGTTTTCTCTAGCATCACGAAAGGCAGCCAAGAAGGTTGGCTTGGCCGAGGCCATATCAGATTTGGCCACAGCCCAGGCGCCCTTTTCAAGCACAAACTGACGTGCGTATGGAAGCCCATGCTTCCCCTCCAAGCGTGAGTATTGCCCGGCAATTGTGTCTTCCCAAAACCGTTCGCGCATTGGAAGCTCGTTGGAGAGCTTCATGATGTATTCGTTGTTGGAAAGGTTGATATCCTCCGATCGGCTAAAGAGATCCTTCACGGCGCGCAGGAAATTGACCGGCCCAACTTGCCGCATGGAGTAGGTCCAGGCTGTTGGGCCGTGTTTAAACACCGTGCCTGGATTGAAGCCAACATAAGTCCCGATGATATTTTGGCGCAACGCTTCGGCAACCCGACCGCCCTCGGAGATGGCTTTAGCCGGGGTTGATTCCTGCCCAGCGATATCACGAAGCCAAGGCATTAGGAGATTGGTGGTGTTGTAGTCGGCTCCATAGCGAGCGGTGATGGCATCTTTCAACGCACTGGATTTGAACAGCTTCTGTGTGTTGAGGACAAACTCCCTATATGCCACATCATGGATCATCTGATTGATCCGCGTCATCGTCATCGCGGGGTCCATGGAAATCGGATACGTGGCGTTGGTACGGGATCGTGTGTATCCGTTGGCGGTGGAGATATGCCCGTAGTCTGAGTCGTCATAAGCACCGATCTTGAGCGGGGATTTGCCACTATAGTTAAGATCGGCAATGAGGGGGCTGTACCAACCGTTGAAGGTGCCATGAGCATTGGTGAATGGAGCTAGGGGTATTTTATCAATGGTGACTCCGTTGAGCCGCTCGTAGATTGCGTCGGCTTTGCCGATTAGATTGCCGAAGACTCGATCGCCAAAGCTCTGGATGAACTTCCAATCCTCAGGCCGAGTATTGGCTTCGAGCCATTTCATCAACACATCCGGGTCCTGTCCCCAGCCTTTGGCGAAGGCTTCCCAGTTCGAACGGTTCCCAGCGTGTTGAAGCATGCCCCAAACATTCCGCCGAGTGAAGTTCACGAACGGCCGACCATCAGGGCCAGCAAACGGAGCTTGGACTAGTTTGTTCGGATCGGCAAACTCTCCTATGTCTTTGATCTCCTTGGCGATCTCGTTACCCAAGCGGAACTTCTCCCCAGCCGCTTCGAAAGCGGGGTAGATCACGTACTTGTTAAAGACCGATTGAGGATCACGACGGCCAAGACGGTTGAGGAACGTTTCGATGTTGGTCACCGCAGCGAGCATGGACTTGGGGAAGCCTTTGAGCCGATCAAACTTCCCAGGCGAGGCCTTGAGCGGAAGCTCATCAAAGGTCTTCACGTGATCAATCATCTCATCCACAACGGCTTGGCGATCCGCGGTTTCACCGGCTTTGATGATCTTCTGCTCATCCTTTCCGTTCTTGACTAGAGCGTCTATCGTTCCCTTGAACCCCATGAAATCACGAGTAGTAAGCCCGTCCACAGGGCCAAGTCGACCATCGGCAATAACCCCTGCAATGGGAATGTTGCGATAGCCGAAACTCTCAACGAGCTTATCACCGACAAATTCCTCCAGTGTGGCTTT